ACCTTCCGAAACACAGTCGGAATTTTCGACCTCGAAATAGGAGGAGTTGGGTCAGAAATAGTTCCTTCGACCAAATCGATCACCTGGAACCTACGAGTAAATTGCCCCCAATCCTCAACACCCCCAGTAAACTCCCGTTCATAAGCCTTGTCAGGCGTAAGGTTACTCGTAATTATAAGAACCTCACTCGTGAACGGGACTGGCTCCTGATTACGGATCTTGACTGTTTTGGGCCACTTATCGACAAGATCCATTAGCTCAGCAAAGTCGATCTGCCCGCGGAATTCGTTGAACACCACGTACTTTTGCTGAGCATAGCCATCCCACCACTCGTCCTTAAGATTCTTAACGTAATGCGTTTCAGGACTGAAGTTCTCATACGCATGCGTGGACTTACCAGCGCCTGCAGCCCCGGTATACCAGATCCCCTTAGTATGTTGAGTCCTGAAACGCTGACGCATAGCGACAGAATGAAGCTCCTTGAACGTCCTCCCGTATTGGTGGTAATACGCGAGATTCTCCTTCATTATCTCGGTTGGCGTGACATGACCGGCCAAAATGGCCTCTTTGGTCTCCTCAAGGTCACCCCGGGCTCCTTGAACCGGGGGTCGGCCAAACTTTTGCAGCTGAGCCTCCTTGGAGCAATAGACCTCATTATCATAAAATGAGCCCCGCATATCCTCAACATGAGCAACCTTAGGGCCAAACATGGCCCCTAGCTGCTTCAACGTGCGTGCGCCCGTAGCCTTGCGCTTATGCAAATAAACAAATGCCTGGTCGTGCTCCCTCCCGGTGGTCGGGCAAGTTTCACGCCCTGCGGCAATAAAGCGAAAAATAGAGCCCGGGGCTGCTATCATCGCGGCATAATCAGTCTCCAAATTAAAATTTGTGACAACGAAGCGCTGGCTCTGGTGGGAAGGCATCCTTTTACTTCCTACTAAAGAAAATAATTTTCAGCCCGGGGTTCCCCGGGGCAAAGTAGTAGGAAGTACCCAGAGAGGTAATACTATACTCTCTGGCTACTTCACCCGGGACTTTGTCAGTCTCAGCCCTGGGGGGGGAAACGGCGTCGCTTCCGCTCCGCTCGCCCCATCTATTTTAAAGGATTAGCGGCGTTCGCCGCAAGTGTGAGAATCTAAGATTCTTCATAGTTTAATCTACAGACTTATGAGTCAAGTCCAATTTTATGTCATATGACGGATAGACCGCATTAGTAGGTGCGACATTGGGTCCCTGATACTGGCATAGCGCCCTAATCATAAGGTATATACGGGCTTTCGGTTCGACTTTCGTGGAAAAGGTATTGGGGCCAAATATCTGGTCATTCGGTACGTCTTGGACGTTCATGGTAGTTAGGTCATTAATCCGTCCCCAACGATAGTTCTGTTTCCTATTAAAGTACATACTAAAGTCAACATGGCGCATACGACAGGTTAGATGGTCCTCGTTAGACTCAGGTGAATCCATAATGTACTCAATGGTCTTCAGGATTTTAATATTCTTCCGAAGTTCCTTACGGGGGCCTGTCTCAAGCGGGCTGAATCCGTAGGGTCTGGCCATTGCCTGCCAAAATGCAGTATTTTCATTCGATGTTGCATCACCGATACCTGGTGTAACTTCTTCCGACAGCTGTACTAGCTGGATACACCATTTCGTGGACCGTTGGGTAGGTCCGTTCAGTACCATAGTACAGCGAACTTTCTCTAAAATGTCATCTGTACCTGGTCCCTGATAGTTCTGTAGGTTAAGGTCCTTAATCTTATCCGTATAGGTGAGGTGAGGATTATACTGTGCGCTAAATAAGCCCGCAGATTGATCTAATCCGGTGGCGGTGGTTGCCGCCTGGTTGACGTGGGTATACCACTTCACTGCTCCACTAGAGGTCTCGTCAGTGAATCCTAATTCATAGAATGCAGCAGGGAATTTAATTTCTGATGCCTGTCCCTGGGGTACGCCGTTCAACTCCCACAGGTGGACGGGCTGTATCAAATCAGTCCCAGCGGCTCCAGACTGATTCGACCGAATCATAAGGCGGCCTGATCCGCGGTTCCATGGCCCATAGTTATAGATGCTGTAGACTGTGCTGTTGAGGTTCATACGTGTTGCCTTCCTGGTCAACGCTGCAATCGTAGCAGGCTTTCCATACTTAGCCCGGGACTTCTTGTAATCAGCTAGCCCCTGATCCACAGAATTAGAGCCACCACCAGAAGACTCGGATGAAGACGAAGCCTTCTTGCGCCTCATATATTCAGACGCAGCTTTGGTGGTCCTGAAGCGAGACGCAGCCAAGGCGCCGAGGGCTGCGCCGGCTGCGATGTAGTTCCGCGTGGAGCCATAACGAGGGCCGGTTTTAGCGAGCATTTTGCGGCGGGGGGCACTTTTGCGCACGACGCGACGGGCGGTGCGGCGGGAGTAAGCCATGGGGTTACTTTAAGCGGAGAAAATAATTCTGTAGAATCTAAATTCTTCATTTCCTTATAATCCGCATCCCCGTCATCGACCGGGGCATCAATCCTAGGCATTTTATGAGGAACCTTCCGAAACACAGTCGGAATTTTCGACCTCGAAATAGGAGGAGTTGGGTCAGAAATAGTTCCTTCGACCAAATCGATCACCTGGAACCTACGAGTAAATTGCCCCCAATCCTCAACAC